TTATGCGTGAAGTTTTGAATGATCGCTCTTGACCGCATTCTTTGCTTTGTCAAGGGCGGTCGCCAAGTCTGACAAATGAACAAAATAAGGCGATTTTTGACTGTCGGCAAGGCGAAAGCAAGGAAAAGCAAAACCTTGCTCGCTGGCTAGGCGGTTAATTTGGCTTTGTTTAAGGTGCGGATAATAAATTTCGCAGACTTCACGCAATTCCACTACGAGTTTACCAAATTGTAAAAATAGATAGTCTTGGGTGGAGATTTTAGGGATAAGGGGTTTCATTTATTCACTCCTTTGGTGGTTGTGGTAGGGGTTGCCAGTGGGTTATATAATCAACCCTAACAGTCTCCTTTCTTGCAAAGTCAAAATACTCTCCATTCTTTTGCAAAGAAAGAATTTGATATGTATTCATGATTGATAATGTAAGCACAGATTCAAAATCTGGCGGTAATTCATCATCAACGCTTATCCAGCTGTTGTTTTCGCTCAACTTATCAGCCAATGAATGAATCTTGCCCAATTCAGCACGCAAGGATTTATTTTTTCTTGATAAATTATAAAAGGTTAGGGTTTTAATTATGTGTTGTTTGATAATGTCTAGGCTGTTCATATTTACCTCTCCAAAAAAAAGTGGCAAGGCGGTCATAGACCCTGCACAGCTTGGGAATTACACGCACTGCGACACCCGAGCCTCACGCTTGACCTTGCCAAATTGCTTAAAACGGCATATCATCATCTACCACTGCCTTCTGCTCTGGTGCTGTCTGGGCGGCTGTATAGGCGGGCATGGGCTGATGGACTGACCCCTGCATGTTCGCAGGTCTTGGACGGGTGGCAGTTGGCGTATTATCGCTTGATTCACGGTATTCTTGTCTTTGATGTCCCTGCTGACGACTGCCCAGCATCTGCATGAAGTCCATAGTAACGGTCGTTGATGTCCGCTCTATGCCGTTTTTGTCGGTATAAGTGCTAAACCCCAGCTTGCCCTGCACCAGAACCTGAGAGCCTTTATGTAGGTAGCTCTCGACCGTGCTCGCCAGTCTATTCCATGCTGTTATAGGAACCCATGTGGTTTTTTCATGCTTGATACCACTCTCGTCCGTCCATTTATCCGAGACGGCGATACTAAATTTTGCCTTTTTTCTGCCTGTCGGTGTGACCGTTATCTCAGGGTCTTGCCCCAGTCGTCCGACAAAGGTACATTGATTAATGTCTGACATTGTCATCTCCTAAGATACAGCCACCGTAGTGACTGTATACTTGCCTTTATTTACGCACTAAACGTCCCAAAAAACAGAGAGTAGTCATCCCCCAAAGTCTCTTCCACCACTGCCAAAAAGTCGCCAGCAAGCTCATCTTTGAGTAACTCCAAGCCCACGATAGACAGTACAAACTCAGGCTTGCCATTGGCGGTGTTGATCGACAGGCGAAGTCTGACGGTTTTTGGCTCGCTTAGGGTCTCATACAGCGTGTTTTTGATTTCAAAATACGCTGGCAACAGCCCTGCTTGTGATTTGACCGCCACCGTTTCTAGGCGTGAGCGAGACTCTCTAAAATTACCCACTTGGCTTGTGCTTTCGGCAAGCTCGTCAATCTTCATGTCTCGGATAACAGCGATGGCTTTTTTCATCGGGATCTCTTCGCCATTTTCGTCCAAAGCGACAAATTGACCACTCCAGTCTTCCAAGAACACCGCAAAGTCTTTTTGACCGACACGCCCATGATGGTGCAAGTCTGTGATTTTGTCGTACACTTTGGTCGGTTTGGCGGTCAGTGCCGCACAAAAATCACAATGCCCCATCGGATAATTATCATCGCCAAAGTTTAGCACCGCCATCGCTTTCATTGCGATTTTGTCAATGAAAATCTCAGTATTTGCCGCCGTGCCATGCACTTCAACAAATTCACCGAATGAATCCAAGTCGTCGGTGCTAAATGTGCCACGCTTACGAGTGCGAGCGTCAAGAAATCTGTCAATATTGCCAAGCTCAATGTTGCCGTTATAAGCAATGCCATTGTCGCCAAATTTTAGAATGTCTGGGCGAGCTAGGTCAGCAACGACCGCAAGGTCAGACTCATGGTTTGCAAAAATGTTTGTCATGGAAAAACTCCTTACATTTCAGTTTTAAAAAGCTGAACTTCGTCAGCAGGGAATAGACTCACCGTGCCATTTCGACCGCAGTACATCGGCGTTTCACGCACATAGTCTTCTTTTCGTGTGCCAAAGGTCTCAGGTGCGGTGTAGTCGAGCTTGTGCTTGACCGAAACCTGACCCATGCCTTTTTCGCCCAATTGCGTAATATCAAAGGTCAGTTTGACCTGTCCTTTTTTGCCCGTGGCAATCACTTGGCTGCACACATCGCTGATTGCCATACCGATTTGCTCAGCAAATGCTCCGCCCGTCAAATCCAGTAGAAATTCACAGGCATCGGTTGATTTAAATTCACTCATGATTTTCCTCCGAGTGGTTGTCGTGGATAAAATTTACCGTCTTTTTCCACCGCCACCAGTGCCAGTACTCGCATGGCGGTCTTATAAGACATACCAATTTGTCTTTGTACATTTGCCACAGTCAGCCCTGTCGGGTTATGCCTTAGTAGCTGTTGCACTTTCAAACAAAATTCATTAAAAACAAGCTCTTGTCGCTCTTGGCAAAAAAGCTGAGCGTCCATCACCATTGATGGTCTGCTCATCACACCCCCTTTTGCATTTCATAAGTTTCAAAAACAAACACCACCGCATCCGCCAAAAATAGCCTTTGGCTGGGTAGCACCTGCTTATCGTCAATCTCATGCACATGATCGCATAGCCACACCAGATAGTTATACACCGCAAAAAGAGCGGACAAATCCATCTCACCACCGCTTGCCACACTGCGTTCATAAGTCAAAAGATGAGCGATGGCATTGGCTTTATAAATCTTAGCATGGGCGGTGCTAAAGCTGATTTTCGCCAATTCACGGCGGATTTTTGCAGGGGTCAAAACCATTTTTTATCTCCAAAGTACTTGACGAGATACGCTCTTGCCTTCGCCCCTTCGGTCTCGTAAATGGTTCGCACCGCCTCGTTCTTACTGCCATGCACCAACATAAGCACGCCACCTGCAAAATCGACGCTCCAACGCTTGTTGCCATTGTCATCATAGCCATATTCTGCCGCTTCGATGACAAAACCAAATTCGCCTTCATCATTAACCACGACATCCATCGGCAATAATGCTCGCTCTGTAATAACACGCTCATCATCACTATATCGATCCAGCTCGCTCATACGCATCAAAAGTGCGTCAATGATGAGATTTGCTCCGTTGTCTGATTGTTGGTTGCTCATCTGTATTTCTCCACATCACATTCGACGGGATAACCGTCTGCTTGCCATGATAGGCACTCTTGATAATCCAATTCTGCCTGCTTTTTCAAGGCAATGTCGCACCCACGCAATGACAGTAAGGCAAAAAGACCAATCATTGCTGTTTTTAGGATAAATTCGCCGACCTGCTGGGGCTTGATGGCAATATTTAGCATAAACGACTCCATTTCTTAAATACAGATATATTAAAACATTTGTATTTAAGAAATGCAAGATATTTTGTAGTTATTTGTGAAAAAATTTTCTAAGGTGTTGTTATTTTTGGATAAAAGGCATGAAAAACCGCATGAACGGATTACCATTCATGCGGTCTTGATGGGGGATGATGAGTTGTGGATTTTACCAGCTCTGAGTGCTTGACCACCAAAAGACATGACCAAGAATTTTGTAGGTGGCAAAAAACTGCTCGCTGCTCATCGTCTCATCAGGGTACAAACCTGCGTTGGCGTAAAATAGTCGCACCTGCTCGCCTTGTGGGGTTGGCTTGCTTTGTAAGTATGCACAATACAGCACATCATTCGCCAACAAAGCGTATATCTTGCCGTTTTTAATCTGTGTCTTGCTAACATCAAAGGCAATCTCACTGTTGTCATTGATGATGGGCGACATACTATCCCCCACAATGACACCAAGCCTTGCGTCCTGCGGATTGACCCCCAAGACCTCCAGTGTTGTTTTTTCTAGCATGAGTTTATTCCTATGTTGGGGGTTGTAGTGGCGGATTGGCACAACTTCCTTTTGCGAATACGCATCAAAATCCGCAACCTTTGTGATTGTACCTTGCTCGCCCACTTCCATCGCCCCATTGCCATTCAAAAGCCAGTCAAGATTTACATTCAGAGCCAATGCAATATCACGGGCATACTTGCTTTGTATGCTTTTGCGACTTTCTATGGCGTTAATCTGCCCCTGTCCACACCCTGCCAAATCAGCAAGTTGTTGCTGTGTCATACCTCTAAGCTCACGGACATATCTGACACGCTCTCCGAATGTTTGTCTTGACATATTGCTAAGTCCTTATGTTTACGGTTAATACCGTCATTGGGTTAATGGGTAAAGTCTGTAACAACAAAACGACTATAAATCGCCTATCCTTGCTTATAGTATAAAATACATTTGTATTATTATCTAACTAAAAAATATCTTGAATTATGAATACAAAAGTTTTAAAATGGGGAAAATTTAAATACAAAGGTACTTATTTATGACAACACCTCTTGAAGCACTCCAAAAGGCGGTAAAGATTGCAGGCGGTCGTAAGCAACTTGCCGAGTTAATAGGGTGCAAACATTATACACACATCGGCATCATGCTTACTCGTGACAAACGAGCCAGTGCCAGCTATGTCTTAAAAATCAGTAAAGCGACAGGCGTGCCACCCAACGAGCTTAGACCAGACCTTTACGAACTCTAAAAAAGCAAAAGCCCATTGGGGGCAACCAATGGGCTTAAAAGTGCTTAACTAGCAAGCGAGATTATTATATGACAAGCAAAGACAAAAAACAAGGGCAAAACACACGCCCGCCACTCAACTTCGAGCTTATCCAATCCCAAGCGAACGGCTATTATGTCAGCCGTATCTTTCCTGCCGTGGGTATTAAATTACAAGGCAACGGCAAAAAGCACCAGCCATGCCCAATGTGCGGTGGCTCTGACCGCTTTCGCTGCGATGATAAGAACGGCACAGGTTCGTGGATTTGCAACCAATGCGGAGCTGGTACAGGCTACACGCTCGTGCGAGACTACACAGGGCATGATGCCTACGAGACGCACGCACTCATTGCTGATATTCTTGGCATTGACGGTGGCAAGCCCATCTCGGAAGCTGACCGTAAGGCATGGGCAAAGGCACAAGCTGAACGAGAATCGGCAGAAAAAGCCGCCAAAAAACAAGCACGGCAAACCGCCGCCAAAACCGCCCAAGACCGCTGGCATACCGCCAAGCCCTGCGATAAGCACGCCTATCTTGCCAAAAAAGGTGTACGGTCGCACGGCTTGCGAGCAGACACGCACGGTAATCTTTTAATCCCTTTGTATTTTCATAATACAAATACAGGTAACATCACGCTGTGCAATGTCCAGTCCATCGGTGCAGATGGCGGTAAATTATTCGTCAAAGACGGACTGGTCGGCGGTGCGTTCTACACACTGGGCGATGTACTGGCAAGCGATACAATCCTAATTTGTGAAGGCTATGCGACTGGGGCAAGCATTTTTGAAGTCTTGGCAGGTAGCTATCCTGTCATCATCACATTTAACGCCCCAAATATGGTTAAATGTTCGTCTATTATACGCACTTTGTATCCACAAAATCGGCTGATTTTTTGTGCTGATGACGACAAAGCGACCGAGATTAAGACGGGCAAAAACACAGGACTGCTGGATGCAGCAGAAGCCGCCAAGATTGCTGCAGGTGAAGTCATAAGCCCCGACTTTGGCGGTGATGAACGCACGACCACAGGCGAGCTGACCGATTATAACGACCTGCACGCTCATTTTGGCATTGAAGTGGTCAAAGCTCAGCTTGTCCATGCCCTAAATCGCCCACGCCCCAAAATCATCATGGATACGCATGGTGGTTACACCCTAGATTACCTCAATGAAAACTTTGCCCAAATCAAAGATATCGGCAAAATTACCAACAAAATCTACGATTTGGCAAATCGCACCGAGATGACCAAAACGCATTTTATGGGATTGGTCGGCAAAGAACTGGCGAATGCGTGGCTGTTCGGTGGCAAACAAAAGACCATTGACCGCCGTGAAGTTCAAGACAACACCGCTGAACAATTTGCCCAAGCCTACGGCAGTATTTTTGAGCAGTATTGGTATATCCAAGGCACAAAAGAAGTGTTCAACTTCAAGACAGGCAAACGCCAACCGATTGAGACGCTCCGCCTAGAATTTCCCAACGAATTTGATGCATGGAATAAATCCAAAAACCGCCAAAAAGTTGAAGTGGACAACATTTGGTTTGACCCAACTCGCACCAAAACTGCTCCACATGGCGAAAATTACATCAACACCTTTAAAGATTTTGCCATACAACCCTACACGGCGACCGAACTTGGCATTGATACCGATGTGTTCAATGAATATTTTATGATGGGTATATGTTCGCCTATCATTGAGCTGGTTCGTCATTTGTGTGGCGATGACACGCACGCCTTGGATTGGGTGCTAAATTGGTTGGCTATCCCCCTGCAAAATCTTGGTACAAAAATGGACACCGCCCTTATTGTGCATGGACATATCCAAGGAGCAGGTAAATCGCTGTTTTTTGACCGCATCATGCGTCAGATTTATGGCTCATATCTCTTGACACTCGGTCAAGGGCAGTTAGAAAGCCAGTACAACGACTGGGTGGAAGGTAAATTATTTACGGTATTTGAAGAGATTTTCCAAGGCAAAGACCGCTACAGTCACATGGGTATGATTAAGCAGCTCATCACAGGCGACACCGTATATATCAACAAAAAATTCATGAGTGGCTGGACACAGGACAACTTCGTTAATACCGTGTTTTTGTCAAACGATATGCAGCCGTTATCGCTTGATGAGACCGACCGTCGTCATGTGGTACTGTATCCGACCGCCACTATTCCAGAACACATTCGCACCGCCATCAGTGATGCTATCATAGACCCCGAACAAAAAACGATACGGGCATTTTACACTTACCTGCTTTTGAAAAATATCGGCACACAAAACGCTCACAGCACCGCCATTGCCACAAACGCCAAAGCACGCCTAACCAAAATCAGCATGGCAAGTTGGGAGCGGTTTTATACATTTTGGAAAAATGGCGAGCTGGATATTCCTTACGCCACTTGCCTGACCACCGATTTGTATGATTATTATGTGTTTTGGTGCAAGATGAACGGCGAGAGAGCCACGACCAGCACCAAACTCTTGACCTACATCGGCGTGCGTGAACATAAAGAACGCATTCGCTATCAGTACGACCTGCAATTTGGCGGCAGCTTTCACACCAAATCTGGACAGTCGATGGCGTTTATTATCGGTCTTGACACCGACAAACCAACCCAGCACACATTTGGGCTTTGCATTATGAAGTTTAAAGGTGCTATAATCAATGCCCAAAAAGACCGTCTACCCCAAAAAGCGGACATGAGCCGCTCATCTCACGAAAATTCCAATCCATTCATTTAAATCTGTGCATAGTGTGCAGGGTTTGTGCAGGGTTCGCACAAACCCTGCACAGTCTTGTAAGCCTTGCCATGTCTAGCATTTAGCCTGCATTGTTCATAGTGCAGGCTAATTTTTTTCTACCCCTTATAAGATTTTTTTATTTTAAAAAAAGTTTCTCAAAAACTAAAACAAACCCTGCACACCCTGCACACCCTGCACACTTTTTAAAATCTTTATTAAAACCAATAGGTTATAAATGTAAAATCTGTGCAGGGGTTTGTGCATAGTTTAAAAATTTGACAAGACCCTGCACACCTTTTCATAATATCCAAAAATTTTAAGGACAAATCATGAAGCACAAAATCCCCAAAGCCCAGCTCATCGCCGTCGCTGAATCCTTTGCAGGGGTCAGCCCCTTTGCTGATGCGTGTTATCGCTATTATTTTTATCAGGATAAGACCGCTCGTGCCTACCTGACCGCCACGCTTGCCACTGAGTTCGCCGAATATTTCGCAGGTATTGATGCCAAGTATCACGCCAATATCATCGCCACCGCCCTGACTGAAATCAGCTACCCCACGCCCATCGGCAAACGCTTTGCTTTTTCTGAAAGAGAGCGGGCAATCACCGCAAGGATTAGCCGTCAGACTTGGCGAACGCACGGCATGAACACCGCCGTTGATAACATTATCAGTCACATCACAGGCATTGCCAAAGTCGTCGCTGTCAAAGTTAAAGAACAGCTCGGCAAAAATTTTAACATGGGCTATTGACAAATTAGACCAGTTTAAGCTATCATTTTGCTATGATAGCCGTTTGGTATAGATAACAGGCATCATAATAAAACAACCCAAAAGCTCTTGCAGGTTTAGGCTTGCAAGAGCTTTTATTTATCCAGTTACCTCGCCTTATGCCAGTTTGCTTGTGGCATAAGGTTTTTTTATTCGCACTCATCATGAAGTTATCAACCTTACAACCCCGACTAAAACCCACCACCGCCCAAACGCCAAAGAAGAACTGGGGTCAAGGTCGTGGCGGTCGTGCGTGGCGAAAACTTCGTGATGAGATTTTGGCTCGTGATAACTACACCTGCCAATGTTGCGGTCGGGTTGGCGGTCGCCTTGAATTAGACCACATCGTCAATGTTGCCCAAGGCGGCACCGATGATAAATCCAACCTGCAAATCCTTTGCCACGACTGCCACAAACAAAAAACCCAAACCGAAAGTCAGGCGGGGGGTGCAACAATTTTTAAGCTGATTTCACGGACACCACGCCCCCACTCGTGTATAAAAAAAATTTGATTTGGGGGAAAATCTCCGTTTCTCCGCCGATGAACACAGTAACAAAAGTTACATAAAATTACATTATAAAGAATATAGAAAGGTTAAAAAATGGCTATCACCGCAAAGCAGGAACGATACGCTCGTCTTGTGGCGAGTGGTATGGACTTACACACAGCCGCCCTTGAAGCTGGCTGTAAGAATCATGAAGCAGCTCGTAAGTTTGTTGCAGATATGGCAAAGCGTGAGAATGTGCAAGCATTCATCAATCAGGTGCGGACGGTCAATACCGAACTGACCACGCAGATTGACAACGCCACGACCGACATTACTTCTCCGAATGTACCAGCTGCAGCAAATGAAACAGATCGGGTGCGACAAGCACCGACCACGCCCCAGTCGCCTTTGGAGTTTTTGACTTCGGTGTTTAATAATGTTGATGGCTTGTACACACCAAAAGAACGCATTAACGCTGCCATCGCTCTTTTGCCATACACCGAACAGAAACTGGCTCAAACAGGCAAAAAAGAAGATGCCATCGACACGGCTCGTGAGAAGTCCGAAAGCGGGCGGTTTTCGACCTTGTCCAATCAGCTAGAAATGCCGATAGGCAGGCTAACCAATTAAGCATAACGACACATACACCGCCAAATAGGCGGTTTTTTTATTGGAAAAATTTAACCAAAGCAAGCAAAAAACGCTTGCTTTTTTTTGTAACCTAAGTTAGTATAATCTTACTACTAAAAACTCAAAGCGGTATCAAATCTCGCCCCGAAAGAGCGTTATTTTTATGCCTGTAATTTGTGAACTGTGGTCATATCACCACAGTTGAACAAAAACGCATAACCCCCTTCGTCTTATGACGGGTTGAGAGGCGTAATACAACACCCCTAAGGGAAATATGCCCGCCGTCTTTCTGCGGTAGTTGAGACCCGTTACCCTATCTGGGTAATGTTTACTAACTAATCAGAAAGAGGACATTTTATGTCAAACCAAGTCCAAGCCGTCAAATTCTATGACGACACCCTTATCACCCTAGAAAAAGATGGCGAGCATTATGTCGCTGTCCGTCCCATTGTGGAAAATATGGGATTGGATTGGACAACCCAAAAACAAAAGTTAGACCGCAACCCAAAATTTAACTGTGTTCATATGAACACAGTTGCCCAAGACGGCAAAAATCCACTTGACAAAGTGGGTTTTTTATTTTATAGTATTTATCAAGGTGTCAGAACCTTAATCAATAGCGGACATCCGCACCCGAAAGACTTGCGGTATTTTTACGCCTCTAATATTTGCGACTACAAATTTTCAATTATGTTAGGGGGGCGGAGAAATAAGGCGACTTGTCGCACGAATAATCCCAACCGACTATTGACGGTTTCTGAACCCCCTAGCACCCTATCATTGTCAAGGTATGGACATATGTCTACCCCTTTAATGATTGGGTAAATTTCAGAAAAATATCAATAGGAGACATTTTATGTCGCAAAAAATCGCTACCGTCAAATTCTATGACGATGTCTTGATTACCATTGAGCAAGACAACATACAATATGTTGCCATTCGCCCTATCGTAGAGAATATGGGCTTAGAATGGAGTACCCAAAAACAAAAGTTAGACCGCAACCCAAAATTTAACTGTGTTCATATGAACACAGTTGCCAAAGACGGCAAAATCCGTGAAGTGCTGTGTATGCCAATCAAAAAATTAAACGGCTGGCTATTTAGCATTAACCCCGAAAAAGTGCGTGCCGACATTCGCCATATCGTCGAGCAATATCAAGAAGAGTGCTTTACCGTCCTACACGACTACTGGCATAAAGGCGTGGCGGTGAACCCCCGCAGCAATAAAACCGACCGAACAGATTTACGCAATGCGGTCAGCACTTTGATCGGCAAAACCAATCTTGGCTTTGATGAGGCTTATAAGATGGTGTATCAATACATGGGCGTTGAGAGCATTGATGAGATCACAACGGTGGATTTGCCGCTTGCCACCGCCTATGTACACAGTCTGATCATCCAGTGCAATGAACCACGCTATCATTATGCTGATAACGATCGATTGGTGAGCAAGGTCGATGATGATGGCAGACTATGGACTCGTCCGCTGGCGGATAATGAACACATCGTACGAATGGACGAAATTCCACAGCTTCTGATGACGGCAACCGACATCACGCACGATGAATTGGTGGCGATTAACTATATATCATCGGCACGGCTGGCATCTATGCTAAAAAATCCGCCGTTTCTAACCACGCTTGATGACGCAAAGGAGATGTAAGATGAAAATCACCAAAAGAATCACCGCAGATGATGTTACCGAGATAATGAATAAAGCAGACAAATGCCGTGTACTGGCGGAGCTTTTAGAGATTAAAAATGCCGACAAGGACTGGGGTCTATCCCAAACCTTATCCATGATGAAAGAGCTGCTAGAACCTGTTGTTGCTGACTTAATAGAACTGTCCGAGCAAATGGACAATCAAGCAGTTGAAGCAAAACTTGCCCTACAAAAAGTCGCCTAATATCAACGCAAAGAACACCGTCAATTTGGCGGTGTTTTTTATTGGAAAAAAATTATGACCGATCAGCCAGACATGATTAACCACCCACCGCATTACATCAGTTGCCCGAGCGGGATTGAGTGTATTGAGATTGCCGAGCTGTTGCCGTTCTGTCTTGGTAATGCTTACAAATATTTGCACCGAGCGGGGTTAAAGGGTGATAGCTTAACCGACCTAAAAAAAGCCCTATGGTATGCTCGCCGTGCTTTTTTAAATGATGAAAAATTGACCGAAAAGGCGAAAATTAGAATCTTAGAAGTGGCAAGTCATCAAGATTTGCAGAAAAAAGAGCTTTTAACCCATTTTGTGCAAAAGCCCATTGGGGCTTTTTATGTGTACCTACAATCTCATGTCAGAAAATACACCACCGACTTGGACAACCGCCCTACCTGATTGGGAAAAAAGGATTGTCAAGGGCGAAAGCCTTATCCCTTGCCCACCGCTCTTTAAAGCACCGAGCGACATTGCCTTGCGGGTATTTAAAGAGCTGGCACTGGTTGATGTGCTGGACTGTCCGAAGATTGGCGAGATTACAAGGGATTGGGTGTTTGAGTTTGTCTCGGTCATCTTTGGGGCGTATGACCCAAGTGCTAAAAAGCGACTGATTAAAGAGTTCTTTTTGCTTATCAGTAAGAAAAACGGCAAATCCACGCTGTCGGCTGGCATTATGCTGACCGCTCTTATCCTGAACGAGCGTCAGTCGTGTGAGCTGGTGATTATCGCCCCCACCAAAGAAGTCGCCAATAACAGCTTTGACCCAATGAAAGATATGATCAGGGTGGATAAGGAATTATCCGCCATTTTTAATGTCTCAACGCACACTAAGACCATCACGCACCGCTCTACGCAGGCCACTCTAAAAGTCATCGCAGCAGAGTCCGACTCTTTGGCAGGTGTGAAAGCGACTTATGTGCTGATTGATGAGCTGTGGGTGTTTGGCAAACGCTCTGGGGCGTCGGCCATGCTCCAAGAAGCCAAAGGGGGTCTGGCAAGCCGTCCAGAGGGCTTTGTGATTTACCTGTCCACGATGTCGGACGAACCGCCAGCAGGCGTTTTCAAAGAAAAGTTAGACTACGCAAGAGGAGTGCGAGATGGACAAATCATAGACGCACGATTTTTGCCAGTACTGTACGAATTTCCAAAATCGTACATTGAATCTGGCGACTATATCAAGCCTGACAACTGGTACATCACCAACCCCAATCTTGGGGCATCGGTGGATAATGAATACCTAGCCGATACCCTAAACCGTGCCAAAGAATCGCACGATAAGAACAGCTTACAAACCGCCCTAGCCAAGCATCTAAATGTGGAAATCGGTATCAGTTTGCGAGCGAACCGCTGGGCTGGGGCTGAATTTTGGGAAAAGGCTAGCAAAACTTTCACGCTTGATGAACTCATCGAAAAAAGTGAAGTCATCACCATGGGCGGAGACGGTGGCGGTCTTGATGACTTGCTTGGCTGTGCGGTGGTTGGGCGATTGCCTACACCAAAATACATTTACACCGATGACGGCGGTATTCGCCACGAAGTCAAGCAATGGTGGGTGTGGGTCAAAGCGTGGTGTCATCCGATTGCGTTGGAGCGTAGAAAACAAGACGAGCCAAGATACCGAGACTTTGAAGCTGATGGCGACCTTGTCATCGTGGAAAATGTCGGCGATGATGTTGCTGAGTTTGCTGACATTGCCAAGAAAATCTATGACAGCGGTAAACTTGACAAGATTGGGCTTGACCCAGCAGGAGCGGACGACATTGTCATCGCCCTAGAATCCATCGGCATTCCCAAAGACACGCATATCACAGGCGTGTCGCAAGGCTGGAAACTCGGTGGCTATCAAAAAGTGTGCGAACGCAAAATCGCCAGTGGCGACCTAACGCACGCCAATCAAGCGATGATGGCGTGGTGCGTGGGCAATGCCCGAGTGAAATTGTCAGGATCAGGCGTGATGATGAGTAAGTCTGAGAGCGGTAACGGCAAGATTGACCCTGTCATCGCAATGCTTAACGCCGTCGCCCTTATGGGCCAAAACCCGCAACCGCCAAAGTCAGCTGATGATATTGGGGTGTATTTTTAGCCCAGCTGCTTTTCGTACGCCCGAATAGCATCCATAATCAGCTGATTTTGGGGGATATTTAGACGCTCTGACAGACTTTCTATCAAGGCAATGTCGTCAATGTGCAATTTTAAGCCCTTGGTCTTAAAGCCTCGTTTGGCATCAGAGTCGGCGGTACGCTGGGTTTGGCTTTTTGGGGTGTTTGTGATTTTTGGCATTTGACAATTTCCTGTTTTATGTTAAGATAAAGCTATGGAGATGAGCGGTAGTTTCCCAACCGCCCCACCTTAGTAGTTCCGAGCTACCTTAGGTGCTTGGTATTAGTAGGCTGGTGTGCTTAATAGTACCAAGATAACAACAATGATTAAACGAGCTAACATTGTTTTCTCCAGTTTGGTTAATACCAAGTGGCTTGATTGTTCCAGTAATCTTGCCACCACCTCCAAGACGGTAACGCCTTGTTGATGTATATTGTAAGCTAACCAACAAATAAAGTCAAGTATTTTATGCGGTTTCGTGTAAATATTTGGCTTTTTTTTATTTTCTCATCTATTCATTTTTAACCGCTTATCTGATATGGGCGGTTTTTTATTGGATAAAATTATGACAAAAGCCTATTCCACCCTAACCATCAAATCGGTAACAGACACCGATGATGAACGCCTTATCACAGGCATTGCCACCACGCCCAGTACCGACCGAGATGATGACATTTTAGAGCCAACAGGGGCAAAATTTGCCCTACCCATTCCTCTCCTATGGCAACACAACCATAACCAACCCATTGGCGAAGTGATACAGGCAACCATTACCGACAAAGGCATTGAGATTGTCGCCAAAATTGCCAAAATCGCTGATGACGGCAAATTAAAAGAGCGCATCGATGAAGCGTGGCAAAGCATTAAATCTGGACTTGTCAAATGCCTGTCTGTTGGCTTTAAGATCAAAGAATATAATTACTTAGAAAGCTCGTGGGGGCTACACATCAAAGAATGGGAATGGTATGAGTTATCAGTCGTTACCGTCCCTGCCAATAGCGACGCTGTCATTACCAGCGTTAAGCAAATCAAAGACGCATTTAGCCTACCCTTGCAACCAACCCCAAATCCACCGATTAACCCCATTGCACCACCACCCACCCAAGCCACAATCACAAAAGCAACCCCCAGTAATGGTGCGGTTGCTTTAATTTTACCCACAAACGGAGTGAAACTTGTATGAATTACTCAAAACAACTGGCACAAATCCTAGCCACAATCCAAGCCAAACAAAAGCAGATTGGCGATATTATGACAAAATCAGTCGCTGGCGGCCATACGCCAAGCGATGATGACGAAGCCCAAATCACGGTGCTAGAAGGCGAAATCGCTCGCCTAGAAAAGAATGCCGAACGCCTACAAAAGCTCATTAAATCAGTAGAAACCGCCCCAAACCCGACCGAAATCGGTGGTGAAAATCCAGAACAAGCGGCAGCAAGTGCGACTGGCGAGCCTATCCCCAAAGAGACCAAAAGCGTGAAAGTAGAATCCAACCTGCCAAAAGGCATTGGCTTTGCACAAATGGCTCGTGCCAAAGCCCTATCTAGCAAACTTGCCAGCAAAGGCGACTTTGTGAGTGCTGTGGAAATCGCCAAATCTGCAGGAATGCACCCTGTTGTCATTGCCGAGCTGGAAAAATCGGTAACCGTCATGGATACCAGCAATTCAAGCGTACTTGTACCGACCAGTCCACTAACAAGTGAATTTATTGAGCTTTTGAGAGCTCAAACCATCATTGACAAGCTCGCCAAATATATGCGAGCGGGCGACTTTAACTCTACCATTGCAGGTATGGCAACAGGGGCAACATCGGCGTGGGTGGGCGAAGGTGAGCCAAAACCTGTTACCAATGCCACTTTTAACAGCGTGGAACTAAAACGCCATAAAGTTGCTGGCATTGCCGTTTTGACGGACGAACTTAGCCGTTTTAATAAGTTTAATGGCGACCGCCGTATCTTGGACGATTTGATTGAGTCTAATCGCTTGCTACTTGACTTGACCTTTATTGACGACCAAGCCCAAAGTACCACCCGTCCTGCTGGGTCATTGCACGGGGCAACCATCATCAATGCCACAGGAAGCGAAGAAGCCCAAATCAAAGCCGACCTTGCCAAGCTCCGCCAAGTGTTTATCAAGGCGAATTTGTCCTTGACAGGTGCTCATTACATTATGAGCGAAACCCGAGCGTCTGAATGGGCGGAGCTGACAAATCCGCTTGGTGCTCCTGTCTTCACAGGGCTACAAGCACCGACAGGCGAAAAAACCTTAAACGGCTTGCCCGTGATTGAGTCGGAAAGTGCCAGCAACATTGTGGAGCTTGTCAAACCAAGCGAATTTTATCTAGCAGACGAAGGACAGGTTGAAGTGTCGTATAGCACCGAAGCCACCATCACAATGCCAAATAAAACGCTTGTACACTTGTTTCAAGAAAACAAAGAAGCCATTCGTGCCGAACGCTTTATTACTTGGGCAAAACGCCGTCCAATGGCAGCCGCCGCCATCAAGTACGAAGACTAAGCAAGTGATACACAGGCAAAAAACAGTCCTATCGCAGGGCTGTTTTTGTGTTTTGGTATTGTGCCAAGTATCAAAACACAAAAACAGGAGTAAGTTAATGAAAATCAAATACCTAAAACCTGCCCCGAATGCCACCACAGGCGATGTTAAAGACATTGCCACCGCCCAAGCCAAAATCCTTATCCAACTTGGTTTTGCCGAAGTTTATGACGAAAATGACAGCGACAATGGCAATGCTGACGACTTATTTGGGCAGTTAGATGATAACCAAAGCACCGAAAATGAACCACCTGCCACCGACCAAAAGCCGTCCGAAACTGACGAAACCACCGAGCCTGTGGCAGAAAACCAAGAATCGTCCGAAACTGACGAGACCGCAGAAAAAGCCACAGACGACAACAGCGAACAAATGCAAGAAGTCGCAGAAACTACCCTTGCCGAACCTGTCACACCCACCGAAACCGCCAAACCCAAAAAGACCAAGAAAACCAACACGGAAAATAACTAATGGGCTTTTTTGACTTATTCCGCAAAAAATCGCTTACCCCTGTTGCAGATAGCGGGGGTAACGGCTGGTTGCCTATTATCCACGAACCCCACACAGGGGCGTGGCAAAAAAATGACGAGCTAAAACGCACCGATTTAACCAATTTTCACGCCATTTTTGCTTGTGTGTCGCTTATCGCAAGCGACATCGGCAAACTCAAAATGGACACAAAATCTGTGCAAAATGGTGTACTTTTACCGACCAAATCGCACGCCCAAAGACTGTTAAGAAAACCAAATCCCCACCAAACTTGGCAACAATTTGCCGAGAATTGGATAACTTCCAAACTCTTGCGGGGCAATGCTTATATCCTAAAAGAGCGGGATTTGTTTGGCGATATTTTTCGCCTATATGTCCTAAACCCCGACCGTGTCAAGGTTTTGGTATCGGACAGGGGCGAAGTGTTTTATCAAGTCAGCCACGATAAATTGTTTGGACTGTCCGAAACCACCGTGCCAGCGTCCGAAATCATTCACGACCGTTTCAACTGCTTTTACCACCCGCTTGTTGGCTTATCGCCCATTAGTGCCTGTGCGGTGTCGGCAGGGGTTGGGCTTGCGATACAAGGCAGTCAAGCGACTTTGTTTAAAAATGACAGTCGTCCGTCTGGCATTTTGTCCGTGCCAAGTGCGATTAACCAAGCCAAAGCGGACGAAATCCGCCAAAACTGGCGTAACCGCTACACAGGGGCAAACAGGGGCGATGTGGCGGTGCTGGGCGATGGGGCAAAATATGAGCCAATCAGCCTGTCAGCAGCCGACACCCAAGCCATTGAACAGCTTAAAATGACCGCCCAAACCGTTTGCTCTGTCTTTCACATTCCGCCTTTTAAGGTGGGTATGGGCGAGCTAAAAGCAGGGCAAAAGCCGTCTGATTTGAATGAGATTTATTATTCCGACTGCTTACAGCATTATATTGAGGCGATTGAAAATTTGCTTGATGAGCATTTAAATCTAGAAAAAGGCACGGAAATCATTGCCGATTTGACAAGCCTTATTAGAATGGACAGTATGAGCCAAATGTTGTATCTCAAAGAAGGCACGCACTCTGGCATTTTATCGCCCAATGAAGCCCGTGCCACGCTTGGACTACCGCCTGTTGTCGGGGGTGAGTCTCCGCTGATGCAACAGCAAAATTATAGCCTATCAGCGTTGGCAAAACGAGATAACAGCGAAGACCCATTCAATGCCAAACCCAAAGCCGAACCAACACCAGCAAAGGCGGTCAAGCCCCGTTTACGTATTCGGGCAGTTTTGGGCGATAAAGGGGGTAAATAATGACAGATTTTGCCACCCTTGACGAAGTCAAACATCATTTGCGGTATGACGATGATAGTAATGATACAGTTTTGGTAATTTATCTACAAAGTGCCGAAGATGCGGTCAAAAATTATATCACAGACGAAATCACGGACAAGATGTTACCCAGCCTAAAAACTGCTACCCTGTTAATGGTTGGTTATCTTGATGACAATAGAAATGCTGAAAACGGGGCAGAATTTGGCAACTTTTTACCCGCCCCTGTACGGCAAATTTTAAGCCCTTATCGCACACCGACTTTCTAGGAGGAATAATGAACGCCACACCACTTCGCCACCGCCTAAAAATTTACCGCCAAACCGCCAGCCGTTCATCTTTGACAGGGGCAGGAAAAGTCAGCCAATGGGAACACGCCTTGACCCTTTGGGGGCAATTTACGCCCTTGTCGGTCAAGGATATTATCGCAGGGCAAGCCCAAAATACGCAAATCACCGCCCGAGCAAAAATCCGCCACCGCACGGACATTGATGGCACAATGCGAGTTGAGCACGCAGGGCGAATGTATGAAATCGTGGGCGAACCATTGGCGGATAACGGCACAGGCAAAGAATACTTAACACTGGCGTTAAAGGCGGTTAGTAATGATAGGTAAGATTGAAATTCAAGACTTAGATAGGCTAGACGAAGTCATAGCCACACTTGATGACAAGATGAAAGACAAATCCCTATCCAAAGCCCTAAATCAAGCCCTAAACCCAATGCGAAAAGATGCTGAATTTTATGCGTCCGTTGCTCCAGAACCGCACACAATGATAACCAAGAGCGGACGCAGGGTTATTGTTCAGCGTGGGCTACTTCGTTCGGCTATCCGAAAACGCAAAGTCCCCAAACGAGAAATGGGCGAACTTGGCGGACACGGCGTGGCAATGGGTATTTATATCGGCAAAGGCACAAAACAAAAGGAATATCCGAACTACTGGCATTTTGTGGAATATGGCACAAGTCAAATGCCTGCCGTGCCGTTTTTACGCCCTGCCTTTGATAAAAATGTGCAAAAAGCCGTAGATATTTTTGCAAAAACCTTAAAAGATGAATTGGACAAAATTTAATGAATGCCAGTCAAATTATTTATCAAAGTTTAGCCTATTTGGTTGATGATAAATGTTATCCCTTATTTATTCCAGAGAATATTCCCAATAATCCACCTTATATCGTTTATCAAATCATCAGCACCGAACCTGATAATGATTTGGACGGCATTACAGGACATGAATGGTCGAATGTGCAAATAGATGTTTACCATAAATATTATGATGATTGTTTAAAGCTATCTCATGAAGTTATCAATAAATTAAATAAAATTAAACCGTCTATTTATCATGGTGTGCAATACGTCCATGATAAAGAAAGCGGATTATTTAGAGCCATTATTGAATATGGCTTTTGGCAAACCTTAGAATTTTAATTTTAACCGCCAAATAGGAGAAATCTCATGGCAAAAGTAGTAGAAAATCTCGTGGATAGCTTTTTTACGCTCCACGTCTCAGCAGATGGCAACGAATACCAAAAGGTAGAACATTTGTCCAAGTGCGACCACCCGTCCGAAGAAAAGGTGTTGGACGAAGTTACCGCAACAGATGACCGCCGTACAGTCAAAGCCCCTGTTGATTTTAAGCAAGAGAGCGAAATTGAATTTGAATACGCCCTTGACCCCAAAGATACCACACATCAGCTATTGCAAACATCATTTGAAAGTGGCAAGGAATTGCACTGGCAATTAAAGTATGTGGTAGCCACGGGCGAATCTCGCCAATTTAAAGGCATTATTTCAAAGCTAACCACCGACAACAGCGACCAAAAAAAGAAAATCCGCAAAACAGGTACAATTACCATTACAGGTGATGTCGCCAAAATTTCAGGTTAATTAAATTCCAATCCAAAAGCCATTAAATAAATAATGGCTTTTTTTATTTCAATCAAAAAAGGTAAATTATTATGAGTAAAGTAACATTGGCAACCGCACTATTGGCAGGTTTATCAGCAATCAATGAGCCAAAGAAAATCAATATTGATGAATTTGACGGCGATATTTATATCCGTCAAATCAGCGTGGGCGAACAAGAACAAATCGCCAAACACTTAGAAAAAGAAAAAGGCAATAATATGGCATTGTCTTTTATCTTTGGCGTGTGTGATGAAAAAGGCAATCGTTTATTTACCATTGATGATTTGGACAAAATTAACCAAATCAATTTTAAAGCGATGTTATCGGTCATTAAAGAAATCAACAAATTAAATGGACTTGATGAAAAAAGTGAGACCCACGAAAAAAACTCATAGCCGACAAACGTCGGCGATTTTTGTTTAAGCTCGCAGGTCATTTGGGTAAGACAGTGGGCGAGCTAGAAGGCACAATGAACGCCCGTGAATTTGCCGAGTGGCAGGCCTATGACCGCCTAGACCCCATAGGCGGTTATCGTGGGGACATACAGTCTGCGGTCATCGCCTGTGCGATGGCAGGGGGCAAGCCATCTGATTACATCGTCATTGACCCCAATCCGATGACGGACGATGAGCGAGAAGCCTATGAGCTAGAACAGCGAAAGGCGGAGCTACAAGCCCAAGTAGAGCGAACGCTGGCGATGTTTTCTACCATAGGTTGAAAAAAGATAGGTTTTTGGGTATGATACGTTTGTATTTTACCCAAGGGCTTAATTTATGAAAAATATCATTGTCATGCTTAGCTTGTTTTCAAGCATTGCATATGCTCAAAATCTTTATCAGTATAAAGACAATAGCGGTCGGATATTTTTAACAAATAAATCTAATAATGGCAACTTTTCTGCATTTACTCAAATTGACCATGCAAAAGATATTGATGTGTCTGATTTTTTTACCGAAAAGTCAGAAGCTGATTTTAAGGATAGTAAATGGACTTACCGTAAAACATCTAATGAAGTGGAAAGAACTCATTTAACACTATCCACGATAAAATCTACCAATGCCGTAAATCTTGGAATGGGTCAAGGGGGCAACCAACGCTTAAATATTGTCATTAAAAATAATCACAATACAGGGTTTTATAATGATAGCATTGCTATTGGTTATGATGATGGCTTGGTGGAAGTTTGTATGAACTCTTGCTACATGAGGGCAGGATTTGATGATGATGATGAGGCTCGTTGGTATCAGTTGGATTATTTTAGTCCAAATGGCTATACCATAGCCAGAACCGAAAATTATTCTGACCCCAAAATGTGGGGCGACACCAAACTCAAAGAAGATGATTATTTTTTATTAAAACTTTATAATTCAAATTCTTTGGTTTTGAATTTTCCCAATTTTGACGGCACTAATCACACTTACCGATTTGATTTAAAGGGATTAAATCAACAAAAAATGGGGGTTAAATGATGTTTGAAATCCGCTTGAAAATTAGACCATTTTAAGGTATGATTTCGGCATAATCAAAAATTGTATTTAAACGCTGACGGCTTGCTGTTGGCGTTTTTTATTGGAAAAAAGAATATGGCAAAAGTTTTATCACGCTTAGATATTTTGTTGCACGCCAACACCGCCAATTATGTGCGTGAGATGAAAAAGGCGACCGACAAGACCAAAAAAGAGTTAAAGAGCGTGGCGGACTATGGCAAGCTTGTGGGCGGTCAGCTCGGTGTGGCTTTTGCCACGCTTGGCAGTGCTGTAAGTATCTCGCACATCGTACAGACAGCTGACAATATGCAGTCCTTGGCGAGCAAAGTACGCTTAGCAACATCATCACTGGATGAGCACAAGGCGGTGCAAGAACAGCTCCGCACTATCAGTAACGCCCAAAAATCAAGTTTTGAAGGTGTGGTCGATTTGTACTCAAGTTCGCACCGTGCTTTGTCGGAGCTCGGCAAAAGTCAGCAAGATGTCATCAATTTTACCGAAAACATGACCATGGCGATGAACATCGGTGGTGGGTCGGCTCAGGCTCAGGCGGCAGCACTAACACAGCTTGGACAAGCCTTAGGCAGTGGAGCATTGCGTGGCGATGAGTTTAACTCTGTTGCAGAACAAGCCCCCATTTTGCTTGATTTGGTCGCCAAAGAAATGGGTGTGGCGACAGGTGCTTTGCGTGGCTTGGCGGCAGAAGGTGCGATTACGTCTGACGTGGTTTATAATGCTGTTGTCCAAGCAACAGACAGTCTGACTGCCATGTCTGCTAAGATGCCAACCACATTCTCGCAGGGCGTGCAGGTCATCAAAAATGAGTACAATTATCTCATTGATGACATCATGAACCAGAATAGCATGTTAAGCCAAAACCTTGCTAATACCGCCCTATGGATTGCCGAAAACTTTCGCACGCTGGTTGGTGTGGGTACGGCAATGGGGGCGGTGTGGCTTGCTAATATCGCCAAAAATTCTGCGTTGGTTACTTCATTTGTTGGCTTAACTTCGGCAACTTTGGCGAATACCAAAGCAAGTATTTCCAACGCATTTAGCGTGCAGGGTCAAATCAACGCTTACAATGTACTATCCACTCGCTTGATGTTACTAAGGCTTACCAAAGCCCATTATATTGACCTAACCAAGACCGCCATAGCGACCACGACCGCTTATGCTCGCTCATTGGTTGGTCTGGCGACCAGCTTTAACACCGCCACAGCGTCCGCACGGCTACACACACTCGCCCTAGCAGGGGTTACGACTGCCAAACGAGGTGCAATGGGCGTGGGTATTCTCGCCACTCGTGCGGTTACGGGTCTTGGCGGTGCGTTTATGTCGCTTGGGCGAGTGATTATGGCTCACCCCATCATCGCCTTAACCGCCGTCATTGGAACGGTCATTGCACGCACCGAAGGACTGGGCGGTGCGGTCAAGTCATTGGGCGATGCGTTTAGTGTTGCGGGTATCTTGGCAAGCGATTTTATTGGCGGTGTAGTAGATGGTCTGGGTATGGCTTGGACGGCAGCAGACAACTACTTTAACAGCTTTATGGGCGGCTCAGCTAACGCTACCAGTTTCGCCCAAACCGCCTTTGGTGGATTTTTTGCAGGCACGCACAAAGGCTTTGTGGGTGTCGGGCAAATCATCGCTCGTACTTTTGATTTGGGCGGTGCTACGGTGGTGTGGTTTGTCAATAGTGCCAACAAAAATATCAGAGCATTAGGCGTATCAGTTGTTAATGTTTTTAAAGGCATTGGTAATTTTGCGATTAGCGTTTTTGAAAAAATCGTACACGGCATTATTGATGAAATTAATTCTTTGTCAAAGGGGGCTAATTTTGTTTTGGGTGCATTTAGCGATAAATCCATTCCGATGATTGGTAAGGAAAGTTTTGCTCGTTACACATACGCCACGCCTGACTTTGGTAGTGCTGGAAATATTGCCAGTTATAATTCACATTATTTGGAAAATAAATGGGTTGACACATATCAACAAATGCAAGATAAAGCCAAACAAGCAAGTAGTGCTAATTTGGCTTTGGGAACTTCTTTAAATAATGTAGCAAGTGCCAGCGAAAAAGCAGGTAAGGGAGCGAAAAAGTTAGCAGATGCCAACAAGCAAGCTACCAAAGCTACCGATGATTTGACAAAAGCACTGCAAAAAGCCTATGAAGACCAAATGAGTGCATGGGGCAAGACTTTGTGGGATTTGAAAACGCCTTTTGTAACCGAACTTAGCCAGTTGGAATATGAGATTAAATATGGGAAGTTCCAAGGTCTTGGCGAAACCCTGCAAGATGAGCTTAGAAAATGGGCAAAAAAAGTGGATGTAGATTTGGCTGATTTTGAGATAAGAAAAATTCTTGAAGCCAATAAACGAGAAGTAGAGTTAATGTATTCACATGGCTCAAAATACTTAGAAATGCTTTATGACTTAAATGATGAATACAATAAGTTATCACTTGCGAGCGAAACAGCAAAAAGAGAAATGTTGCAATCAGCAATATTCATTGACTTGAAAAACAGGGAGAAAGACACCCAAGACCAAATCAATGACATCGGCAGAGAATTAAAAGCCTTGTCCGTGCCTGACGGCATAGCAAGAGAATTTGTGATTATTGAGCAACAGCAAATCCAAACCCTTGAAAAATATAATTATCTTTTAAAAGATGGCTATACTGATTATTACAATGCAGTCAAAGAAGGCTTGGATATTTTGGCGACTGACCAAAAAAGACTCGTTATTACCAAGCAATACAACGACTTGGTGCAATCCTTAAAAACCGATGAACAAAAACGTCTTGACACGCTCAAAGAACAGCTCAATGTCTTAACCGCTCACAATCAAGTCATGGGGGCAAATCTTGACATTGAACGAGCCAAACAGCTTATCAGTCAAGGTGTGGGACTTGCCACACCTGCCAACCCTTACAAAGAGCTAAATGATAAGACGGCAAGCCAATACGCCAGTTTGGATGCAGGGTTACAGTCGCTATTGGATAACGAGCGTTTGACTGAACAGGAGCGTATCAATATCAAGCAATGGGGAGCGGACGAGCGATTAAAGATTGAGAAAGCCCATAGTCTTGCTATGAATGCGTTGGTGCTTGGCGATGGCGAGACGATGTTTAGTGGTCTTGCCAGCATTGCCAAAGATGGCTTAGGCGAGCAGTCTCGGCTGTATCGTGCGATGTTCGCCATGCAACAGGGTTTTGCGATTGGCACAGCATTGCTTAATATGCACAAAGCAATTTCTGATGCTTTTGCACAAGGCACTACGCTTGCTGAGAAATTTGCAGGCATTGCTACCGCCACTGCACAAGGGGCTAAAATTGTCAGTGCGATTAAGTCAGTCGTTATGCCTGTCGGTCAAGCCCATGACGGCATCATGAGCGTGCCAAAGTCGGGTACTTGGAATTTGGAAAAAGGCGAACGAGTGTTACCTAAGCACACCGCCCAAAATTTGGATAATACCTTGAACCGATTGCAAGGTCGGGGCGATGTCAAAATCATTGTCAATAATTATTCCAATGAAAAAGCCGAAGTGAGCCAACAATCAAATGGTGATTTTCTAGTAACGATTGGTAAGCAAATGCAACAAATTGCACGCTATGAGATTGCTGAATATGACCGCAAACGTAAACGTCAAGGTTGGAGTTAATTATGCACCTAAAAACCTTTAAATGGAAAATGAACATGGGAGCGTCTGCCGATGTTCGCCATAACGTTACTAAGACCCAATTTGGCGATGGCTATACCCAGCGAGTGAGTCATGGTATTAACAACAAAATCAAAGATTGGAGTGGCGAGAAAACGGGTGATTATGATACCGTCATCAAGCCAATCATGGATTTTTTAGATGAGCATGGGGGTGTTACCCCTTTTCTTTGGACTGACCCCCACGGCGAAACTAACAAATATGTTTGTCAGGATTACAAAGAAAGTCAGCGAAAAGGCAACTTTTGGCAGATTAGTTTGAAGTTTGAGCAAGTTTTTTAATTTTATCTCGACGAAATAAATTTCGTCGAGATAACCCACGCCCTTGATTATCAGGGGCTTTTTTAATGGAGAACGCTATGAGCGAACAAAACCTAACCACCCTAAACCGCACCGAAGTCCAAATCCTACAAGCCTTTATTTGGCAAATGGACGCTTGGCAAAGTCAATATGGCGAAAAAGCCGACACGGTAGAAATCGTGTATTTTCCCGAAGATAAAGGCTTTGATGTGTTTAACAACGAACCCAGTCACGGCATTATCAAACGCACCCGCACCACCGTGTTCCGTGCTGATATTATTGCTTGGGCGAATAATCAGCTCAAACAACTACAAGGCTTTGGCAATGAAAACACCGTAACCGCTTTTGTGGTGTCTTATAAAAATGGCGAATATGGCGTTTTGGTGGAAGTTGTCCCAATGGCAAGTTTGGCAGACGAAACCGAGCCAAAAGACGAATCAGCTAACGAAAACCAAGCGTAATCAAAACTTGTGGGGCAAATATGAGTTTAACCGCCGATTTTCAAAAATTATCCGTAGATGGACTAATTACCTTGTTTGAACTGGATGCAAGCCGTCTTGGAGCGGGCATTTTACGCTTTCACGGACACAATCACGACAAAAATGATGGTGTGATTACCTTCCGTGGCAGAGAGTACACCCCTCAAGCCCTAAATGTCACAGGGCTTGAAATGCGGTCAGACGGTAAGGCAAGCACCCCCACGCTGACCCTTGCCAATAACATCGCAGGGGTGCAAGGTGCGGTGTCGGCGTATTGCTTGCAGTTTAGCGATTTTGCAGGGGCGAAGCTTACCGTCATCACCACCCTTGCCAAATACCTAGATGCGGTTAATTTTGACGGTGGCAACCCTACGGCAAGCGATGAATGTAAAGAGCAAATTTGGTTCGTTGAACAAAAAACATCAGAAAACGCAAAGCTCGTTACCTTTGAGCTCTCAAACCCCATTGATTTAGAGGGCTTAAAAATCCCCGTCAGAGAGATTACCAATTATTGTCATTGGGCGGTAGTGGGTAAGTATCGCGGCGAAGAATGCGGTTATACAGGTGTAGCCATGTTTGATGAACACGACAACCCTACCGACAACCCCATCATGGACAAATGCGGTGGGCGTATGAAATCGTGCGTGTGCCGATTTGGAAAAAATAAGCCCTTGCCCTTTGGCGGTTGTCCTGCCAGCAGTTTGATTGGAGCATGAATTTGTCAAGTTTTAATAATATGTGTTATAATGAAACGCCCTTAGTGGAGATTTGCTCATGCAACCAAAACCTAAAACCCAAGAAGCCTATGAATTTTTACAAAACTATCAAGGACTAATCAACCCTGATAATTTGCAGTTTCATCGCTGGTTAAGTCAAGATGTTCCAAATCTTTTGAATGTAGACCCTAAAAGTGCTTATGTTTTAAAGTCATTTACTTACATCTTAATGGGTAATCCTACTCAGGGTTTGTACGCCATGCAAAATGCTAAACAACTAGGCGACAGACACGCCACGCAAAATATCATGAATATTTTACACAGCATGGGTAGATTTGATGAGAGCAATCAATTTGCCAAAGAAATATTGCAACAAAACCCCCATGATTTAGAAAGCGTGTCATTATTACTGTCTCACGCCCTACTGCATTTGGATATTAATAAAGTCCATGAAGCCATGCAATATTATCAAGGGGACAACCAACAAATCATGCACAAAAGCCAAATGTATATCCAAGAAATTAATAAAAGAATAGATATGATTAATGAATTAAGCATATCCAAAAAAACGGTTGTTGATATATTAAATCATATTTATGTGTTTTTGTCGGATAAATATGTGGGCGATAATTATTTGTCATTTGATTATGGTTATACAGAAATTGGGGGGTATTTAGAGATTAATGTTTGTTTAAATAATTTATCTGCCGATGATTCTGTGTCTCTACAAGACGGATTTTTAGATGAGCTGATTGACAGCGAGTTAGATTATCGTGATTATAAAGACATCTTAGTTAACTTTTCATCAGAATGTGGTACGGAGCGTGCCTAATGTCAGTAACAACGACCGACTTGCACGAAAGCATCAATCTGCTATTTGGCGATATTGATAGTACATCGTCAGAGGCACTTTGGCGAGCGTATATCAATCGCAGTTATTATGCGGTTTTTCATGAATTAAGATTGGCAATGGAGCAAGCAGACATTAGTACTAACCAGTACAAAACAGGCACACATGATAATTTATACATGATATTGGACGAAATGGCAGTCAGAGACAAGCCTATTAAAAAGCTGGCGTTGCAATTTAAAGATTTTTTAAAAAAGCGACACAAATCAGATTATAAATTGCATGAACACATTACTTGGACGGATGTTGTCATGGCTCAAAAATACGCACGAGAATTGCCAGAGCTTATCGCAAAATATATCAAATAACCAAACATAATACACCAACCGCCTCCAAAAGGCGGTTTTTTATTGGACAACATAAATGAAACTCACCAAACAATTAAAAGCCGACATCATCTCCCACGCCCTTGACTGCTATCCTGCTGAGTGCTGTGGCGTGATTGTGAATGATAATTACCTGCCTTGCACCAACACTGCCACAGGCAATGAGCAATTCATCCTTTGCCCCAAAGATTTTGCAAAAGCGGAAAGCATAGGCGAGATACAAGCCGTCGTCCATAGCCACCCTGACGGCGGTGTGTTGCCGTCTGATTTGGACAAGTTACAAATTGAACTGCATGGTGTGCCGTGGGTCATCGTGGCGGTATCCAAGCAAGATTATGGCGATGAGCCTGCCTTTGGCGTATATGAGCCATGTGGGTACAGACCGCCACTACTGGGGCGAAATTATATCCACGGCGTGCAGGACTGCTATGCCATCGTCCGTGATTTTTATCGCCGTGAATTTGGCGTGGACTTGCCCGACTTTGAGCGAACAGACGCTTGGTGGGAAATTGAGGGCCACGAACCCTTATACGAGAACAATTTTAAAACAGCAGGCTTTGTGGAAGTAGGTAAAGACAACCTGCAATATGGCGATGTGCTGCTTTGCCGTGTCGGACGGACGCACCATGTCAATCATGCCTTGATTTGGCTTGGCGATAAGGGTGTACTTAAAAGTGAGACTACTCCGCCTTGCGTGGGCAATACCCTAATCTTGCACCACCCCTACGGACGGCAAAGCGTGCGTGAGATTTATGGCAAAGGGTGGGCGGATAGGGTTGGGCTTGTCGTGCGTCATCATTCGCTCATAAAGTCTGCCCCCACGCTTTGACAGCTTGCATGATAATGGCAGAGCGTGAAAGTCCTGTTTTTTCAGATAAAACAGTCAGCTCGTCAATAAATTCGGTGGGAAACTTATAGCTTGCCACCTTTACGCCACGTTTGGCATCAGAGTCAGCTTGAATTTGAGCTTTGGTTTTTGGAGTTTTGACAATTTTAGGCATGATGCTTGACCTTTGTTTTAAAATATTTTATGATAATAGGTAAGGAGTGGCTAGGCGTTTCCACCTAACCTGCCTTGGCGACTGGTACTCGCTTTAGGCTTTTACTGTTAGTAAGCTGGATAGCTTAGCAACAGCAGAGCGATGATTACGAGGATTTCAAGGGTCGTTTTCATCGTTTTACTCCTTGTTATAATGGTAACGATGGCTACCATCTTACCAATCAAGCAACCCTTGCTTGATGTGTTATATTATAGTAAATACTACATTAAAAGTCAAGTAATTATTACAATTTTTTTATAAAATTGTTGTAATTATTTGGCTTTTTTGTTGTCCAAAATAACAGATTTTTAACCGCTCATGACTTATCATGGGCGTTTTTCATTGGAAAAACCAAGTCATGAAAACCATCATCTTACACGGCATCTTAGCCAAAAAATTCGGCAAATCTTTTAAATTGGCAGTGGGCAGTACAAAGGAAGCCATGCGTGCCTTGTGCGTGCAGCTCATCGGCTTTGAAGCGTTTATGATGAACGCCCATAGGCAGGGACTGCGTTTTGCCGTGTTCCATGATAAGCAAAATGTGGGCGAGAGCGAGCTTGAGATGACTCACACCGCCAAAGTGATTCGTGTCGTGCCAGTGGTGGAAGGTTCAAAAAAAGCAGGTTTGCTTGAAACCGTCCTTGGAGCGGTCATGGTCGTGGCAGGTGTCGTGGTTACTGGCATGACCTTTGGGGGTGCTGGTGCGGTCGGTGCAGGATTGATTGGAGCAGGTATTGGCTTGATGGCAGGCGGTATTTCTCAGATGCTCATGCCAAAAGTAGATACGCAGGATAATAACCAAGATGGTAATAAGGCAAACAAAGGCTTTGGCGGTGCGGTTACGACTGTGGCACAAGGCAATCCTGTTCCCATTCTCTACGGTGAGCGAGAAATCGGCGGATTTATCCTGTCGGCAAGCCAGCTACCAGAAGACATGATGTAACCCACAGTACAACCCAATTTGACATACTTTGACAGATAACAAGGATAAAAAAATGAACATTCACGGTGCTAAAAAAGGCGGTGGCAAACAAAGACAGCCCGTCATCGCCCCAGACTCTGCTCAGTCCAAAACCTTTATCAGTATCATGTATGGCTTGGGCGAAGGCGAGATTTATGGCTTGGCAAATGGCTATCAATCCGTCTATTTGGAAGACACGCCCCTGCAAAATGACAATGGCGAGTTTAACTTTCCCAATGTCAAAGTGGACTTTAGAAGTGGCACGAACGACCAAGAGTACATTGATGGCTTTCCTGATGTGGCAAGCGAAACGGCGGTTAATGTCGAGCTAAAACACGGCACGCCTTACATCAAAGCCTTTAATAATCTTGACCTTGATGCTCTGCGGGTGCGTCTAAAATGGGGAGCGTTGCGTCAGCAAAACCGTGAAAATGGCGATGTGTCAGGCGTAAAGATTGATTATGCCATCGATGTCAAAACCGACAACGGCGGTTGGGTGGAAGTCCTAAATACTTCCATCAATGCCAAAACATCAGACGCTTACGAGCGTAGCCACCGTATTGACCTACCAAAAGCACAAACGGGCTGGCAGCTACGTGTTCGCCGTATCACACCGAACAGCACTTCTGAATTTATCTCAGATAAAATGTTCATCGCTGCCATCAGTGAAGTGATTGATTTAAAACTTCGCTACCCCAACACCGCTCTTTTGGGGCTAAGATACGATGCCGAGAGTTTTAGCAATGTCGCCAAAATGTCGGCTCGTTGCAAGGGCTTGATTATCAAAGTACCAACGAACTACGATCCTGTGGCACGCACCTATACAGGTATGTGGGACGGACAATTTAAGATGGCGTACAGCAACAATCCAGCGTGGGTCTATTATGACTTATGCACCGCCGAACGCTATGGGCTGGGTGGTCGCCTGACCCAAAGCATGATTGATAAATGGAGCTTGTATCGTCTCGCCCAATACTGTGATGAGATGGTCGATGATGGCATGGGTGGACAAGAACCCCGTTTTACGGTCAATGTCTATATCCAATCGGCGGACGGTGCGTTTGAGCTACTTTCCAGACTTGCTGGCGTATTTCGTGCCATTTCTTACTGGGACGGCAACAGTATTGTGCTTGATGCTGATATTCCCCAAGACAGCATTTATTCATTCAGCCGTGCCAATGTCATTGATGGCGTGTTTGAATATACAGGCACACGCTCTCGTGACCGCCGCACCGTGGCAAAGGTGGCGTGGGATAATCCTGTCAATCATTTTAAAACCGAATACGAATATGTTAGAGATGAGGCAGCGATTGCTAAGTTTGGCGTGCGTGTGGCGGACATCGCTGCGTGGGGCTGTACTTCTCGTGGGCAAGCCCAACGAGCAGGACTGTGGGCGTTAAAATCCGAACAGCTAGAAACACGCATGGTAACTTTCAAAGTTGGGCTTGATGGGCTTATCCCTGCCCCTGCCAAAGTGATTGAAATCAGTGATGAGTTGTTTGCAGGGCGTGCCACAGGTGGGCGTGTGCTTGCAATTAACAAAACCAAAACCACGATTACCCTAGACCGACCCATCACCGCCAAAGCAGGTGATACGCTGGTGATTAACGGCGATGATGGCACGAGCCAAAGACGATTGATTAAGTCGGTGAGTGGCGACAAAGTTACCGTTACCAAAGCCTTTGCTAATATCAGCGTTGAGAATGTCTGGGTGCTAGACAGTCAGGATTTAGCCACGATGAAATTTCGTGTGCTGTCGGTAACGGCTGATGAAAACCACCAGTTTACAATTACGGCGGTGCAGTATAACCCTGCCAAATATGATGCCATCGACCATGGTGCGTACACCCCCGAGCGTCCGATTAGCGTCATCAATCCGACCGTGCAAGCCCCCACAAAGTCGGTCACTCTGTCAAGCTATCACACGGTCAATCAAGGCGTGAGCATTACCACCCTTGTCATCAGCTGGGAACAAGTGGCTGGTGCGGTCAAATATGCCGTGGAGTGGCGTAAGGACAACGGCAACTGGCAGACCCTGCCACCAACAGGCACAAACAGCATTGAAATCGCTGGAGTCTATGCAGGGCAATACGAAGCCCGAGTAACGGCTATTTCTGCCTTTGGACAGGCAAGCCTTGCCACGCATTCTAATCTGACCGAGATACAGGGTAAAGTCGGTAAACCAAACCGACCTGCGTTTATCCGTGCAACTGGCGTGCTATTTGGCATGGAGCTGGCTTGGGGCTTTGGGGCGAAGTCAGACGACACCAACTTCACAGAAATCCAAGTGTCGCCAGACGGCAGAAGTAACATCACAACACTTGGCACATTTGCCTATCCCACCAATAAGCACGAAATCACAGGCTTACAAGGAAATCTGACACAGTTTTATCGTGGGCGAATTGTGGATAAACTGGGTAACACGTCCGACTGGACGGCTTGGGCATCTGGCACGACGTCGGGGGATGCTGGCAAGGTGCTTGATTTAATCAGTGGTCAGATTAATGGCAGTCATCTTGACCAAACCTTACGCACACCCATTGCCAAAATCGGTGATTTACAAACTGCGGTGGATAAGGTCAATGCTCAATTACCCACGCTAAATAGTCAGCTTGCCACGGCAAACCGTGAATTGCAAACCGCCATTAGCAACATCACAACAGAGCGAAACCGCATTAACACCGCAATCCGTGATATTACCGCCTTGCAATCCGCCAACACCGCCAAAACGCAAGAATTGGCGAATCTAACCCGAACCGTGGGGTCTCATACGTCAGCTGTCCGTGATTTGGCGGTAACCACAGGCGATTTATCGCAAAAATATAGCCAGTTAAAAACGGCAACCGATACCGCCAATAGCGAAATTACAGCGATTAAACAGACGCAAGCAGAGCAAGCGTTGAGTGTTGAGCGATTAGGAGCGAGATTTGATAACGGCAATTTGTTCAAAGCAAACACGGCAACGCTTGGGCATTTTTTGGACGAAAATGACAGCGGAGCTTTAAAGCCGTGGGGGTCGCACCGTGCGAGCGACTTTATCGCTGTCAAAACAAATACACTGTACGAAGTGCGGGCATTTGATGGTAATTTTAGTAATTTGCGTGTGATTTGGTATGATGACGATAAAAACTTTGTTAAGGGGCAAATCATCGCAAGGGGTGGGGATTATGCGACTTTTAACAGCGAAAATGCCAGTTTTGTCAGAATTTCAAGTTACTGGACACGCACCGACAATAATGTGTGGCAGATGCAGGTGGCAGGATTGGCAAGCGATGTGGAGGCAAACGTTGAAACTCTACGCCAAACGCTAACCAATGCGGACAACGCTTTATCGCAACAAATCACCGCAATGGACACGGCGTATAAATCGGCTGACACCGCCACAAATGCCAAACTTGCACAGACGGAAAAAGCTATCAGTGACAACAACATGGCTCTATCACAGCGTATCAGTGCGTTAGATACCGCCTACAAAAAGTCCGACACTGACATCACAGCACGCCTTGCCCGAGAAGAAACCGCACGAGCAAATGGCGACAATGCCAATGCTCAAGCCCTGCGTACGCTAGAAAGCACCGTGAACGGCATTGGTGGACGGGTTGGTACAAGTGAGGGCAAAATCGCAAGCCTTGAACGCACCACAAGCGACACAAATCAAGCATTGGCAACGGCTCAAAGCCAGCTTAATGCAAGATTTGACAATTTGACGGTGGGTGGGCGGAATTTATTACTTAATACCCAAGCCCTAAACCCACTTTGGACACGCCCCACCAGTATTGAAAATGGTGTGGCAACCTTTGTAGCTACTGGCAGACTACTGGCAAGCACTCAACAATCTGATAATGTCCAAGCATTAGAAAACGGTAAGGTTACCATTAGCTTTACCGCTAAATCCAATCGAGACGGTAGATTGCATATTAGACTACGCCGTTTTAATACAAACAATCAATTAAGCGATATCGCCCAGTATATTGCCATTGATAGTCGTGAATTTAAGCGTTATAGCTTAACATTGGATTATAGTAAATGGACAAATCAAGAGCGTGTAAACTTTGAGATTGCAACCTATGAACGGGCAGGTTTTGTGTGCGAAGTTAAGTTACCTAAATTAGAAATTGGTACAATACCAACAGACTGGACACCCGCACCAGAAGATTTGCAAGCTGATATTGACGCAAAAGCAAGCTCGGCAAGCCTTGATGAGTTTAAACGCACACAGGCACAAAAAGACACCGCCACTGCCCAAAAACTGTCCACACTGCAAACCACCGTAAACGGTCAAACCACAAGCATCAGAAATGTTGAGCGGTCAGTCGATGGCGTGCGTGCGATTAAGGCGGTAACGGTGGACAATAACGGCGTCATCAGCGGTTATGGTTTGATGAGCGAGCTACAAAACGGTCGTGTGACCAGTCAGTTTGGCGTGAATGCTGATAGCTTTTTCGTCGGCAGTCCAAGAAACGGCAAAAAGCCATTTGCTACTTACACCCAACCTACGGTGATCAATGGCGTGCGTATTCCTGCTGGTACGTACATCAACACTGCTTTTATCGCCAACGCCAGCATCACCATGGCGAAGATTGCCGACAGCATACAATCTGATAACTATGTGGCAGGGCGGCAAGGCTGGCGACTGTTCAAGGACGGTCGTTTTGAGCTGAACAACACTTTTGGCGACGGTTCAAGTCTTGAACTAAACTCTAAAGGCTTAATCGTCTGGTATGACAAGGCAAGGGGTAAAAAAGCGGTAGAATTGGGGATTTTCACATGATAACAGGACTTAAAGTTTGGGACAGACAAGGTCGTGAGATAAGTAGCATTACTGGCAGATATTGTAAGTTTGTCGGTTCTGCTATTATCACCAAACCTGAAATAAAGAGAATCCATTACGATGTTCCTGAGGGTGCCACACGCATTGTGGTACCCGTGTACCTTGGCAGAGTGGATGAGATCAATCAACCCGAGCATGTTTCAGAAGAAAAAGGAGGAGAAGAGGATGCTTATTCTTATACTTATGAGTTGTGGCAAGCCAAGGTACGCATCTACAGAACAGGATTTTCTTACAACACAAGAGGTCAAGAAGGCAAGAAGCAGACGCCCATCAAAATTTACTGGGGGTACATATGAGCTTTCATACTTATAATAGGGCAGGTCAAAAACTGTTAGACAGTGATGAATTAGTTTTTAATTTTGTGATGTCAGGCAGATTGACACGACTGTTAGACAAGCCATTTGAGGCTAATAAAAGAGTATATTCGCACCGAGCCAAAAGGTTGATCATCAATTCAAGAGTAAGGACAACTGTAGCAGACATATACAGTCCTGAATATTGTATGTATTATATCGATGTACCAAGAGCTGTCAGCCCTCTATGTGCGATATATTACGATGACCTGGCAGAGAATTGTAATCCAGTAGTATATCTAAATACAGGCTATGTCGGCAGTACAGCAAGAATGATGTTCTACTCAAATGGCAGACTGTCAGATGCTGAGCTTGCCAAGTTTCAGATTTATATTTTTGATGTGGTGGCGACAGAAAAAGAAACTACCGTGGGCATGAATTTGTATGACCGTGAGGGCAATGTTACTTTTAGCAGTCGAAGCCAGCCAATGAGCGTACATACTAGGTATGTCTATGACAGTATACCTGACTCTTACGCATATGTCACAAAACGCGAAGCGTCATTAACTGAATACGGCTATTTCTCAAGAAGCAAATGGGAGGATTATTATTATCTTTCAAAAGGAAACCATAAGTCTGAGATGTGGAACAGATTGAATTCAGGTACAAGAATTAGAGACCTTGTACCTTCAACGATAAACTCCAAGTCTGCGGGTCTGCCCTCTGCAAAAGTTAGATATCTAAGATATTACCCAGCCACTGCAGCTGAATTAGCAGGCTATATTATTAGCATCAATAACGGAGGTTTGCCAAATCCTGTAGAGGGTGATCTGTTTCCAACTTTGGGTGGTCATTACACGCACATGGCTAATAAGCATGTGCTAACTCACACGCCGATATTGACAGCTATCGGCTGTTCAGACAAGCCAGCTGTGCTATTTAGTGTGCCCTTTAGTGAAATCAAAAGAGATGGCACGGTCAGACACGGTGGTACTTTGCCTGACTCTAGAAGAGTAATATTTACCAAACGCACATCTTTTGATTTTGTTGATATACAAAATTTGCCTTTTCCATTCACAAGGAGACCATCATGACACAACACCACTCCCATAACCACCACCGCCCATCACTGATGGGCTTTTTTATTGAGTAGAGACAAACCTATTTTATGGGGCTAATGCCCCTTTTTTATTGGAGAGACTATGAACGAAAATCAATGGTTACGATACGATAATACACCCCATATCATAGACGTTTCCCACCATTAGTATGTTAGCTCCGCAGGGAGCTTTTTATTGGAGTAAAAAATGCCCGAAACCTTAACAAAAGCCATACCTTTTTTAACCAAACTATTTGCGTTAATTGTAGGCGGTTTAATCAGTCTTGTATTAAGTGGCGACATTAATCTTGATAAAGATGATAATGCCAATTTGACCCTCAATTTAAAAATCATCATTAAAATCACTTGTGCAATCGGTTTAGGTTTGTTTGCAGGGGAGTTTACTATTGATTATTTTGATTTTGAGCATTTGAACTACTATGCACAAGCATTGTTTTATTTGATTTTTTCGGCATTCGGTATGCTTGTTTTTGGCACGGTCTATCGCTCTTGGCAATTAACCACTTCTGATAAAACATTGTCCCAGATTGTAACCGAAATTAAAAACATTGTTAAAGCATTGATTAAATAATCTTGTTATTTTTAACCGCCCCGAATGGGGCTTTTATTTGGAGTAAATTATGAGTAGTTATGTCAGTCAATTACAGACCCGCTTAAAAGAAGCAGGACTATATACAGGCAAAATTGACGGTATCGCAGGCAAATTAACCGTCAAAGCGGTAGAGCTTGCGATCAAACGGGGTGTTTGCACCAAAGATGAGCAAAAAGATGTATCGGTTATCCATGCCACCGACCCAACGGTGGACGGAAACGAACACTTGTTAAACTTGACGGACAATGCGGTGGATATTGCACCCAAAAACAAGCCAACTTATAGCCTAAGTGAGTTAAGTCTAAGCCGTCTCAAAGGCGTAAATCCCAACCTTGTCAAGGTGGTTAAGCGGGCGATTGAAGTCACAGGCGTAGATTTTAGAGTACAAGAAGGCTTACGCACCAAAGAACGCCAAGCTCTACTTGTCAAGCAAGGCAAAAGCAAAACAATGAACTCACGCCATCTCACAGGGGATGCTGTGGACCTGGTGGCGATTGTGGACGGTCAGGTATCGTGGGATTTTAACCATTATTACACGATTGCCCAAGCGATTGCCCAAGCAAGCACCGAGCTTGGCGTGTCGGTGCGTTGGGGTGGGGCGTGGACGGTCATCACAAACAAAAACGGCACACCGCAGGAGTGGGTCAAGGCGTACAAAGCCGAACGCAAAAAACTTGGCAAAAAAGAGTTTTTGGACGGCGTACATTTTGAAATCCCTGCTTAA